CGGTTCAAATATTTGACAGGTTATATTTAATAAATAATATGTCAATTAATCTAGTAACAGGAGATGCAACTTTAGAATTAATAAATAAATAAGATGTTAGAAAATATATTTCATTTATTAGATTTTATAAAAGACAGCAAAGTATGTGGGCAATATTCTGCTATTGCATTAGGACAAAATAAACTTCCTGAATCAATCAGAGAAGCATATAAATTAAGTAAAAGAGAGGTATGGCTAAAAAGCGAGTTCAAATAGAAATAGAGGCAAAAACTAAAGGTGCTCAAAAGCAGGTAGAAGAATTAAAAGATGAAATTAATGATACTACTAATGCAGCAGAAGATTTAGGAGAACAAGGTCAAGAAAGTAGTAAACAGCTTTCAAAAGGAATGGAAAATTCTACAACCTCTGTTAAAGGTTTAATTGGAAAATTAGCTATTGCTGCAACAGCTATGGGTATTTTAAGCAGAGCAGTAAAATCAAATCAATTTCTTGCCGATAAATGGAATACAGCATATAATTTTGGAACTATATATGTAAATAAATTAGGAGGTGAAATAGAAAAACTTTGGAAAACATTACAAGACTTTAGCCCTGATTTAGACAGTATTACAGAAAAAGTACAAAGTTGGGGAGAAAGCCTTAAAAATATATTTTTTGGAGATTTAGGAACAAGGGCAATAGAAATAGGAAAAATATCAAAAGCAACTATTGAAGCAAATGAAAAAGCAAATAAAGCAGCAAATGAATCATTAAATATAGCTAGGGATTTAACTGATTTACAAAATAGAGTTCCAATAGCACAAGCACAAAATAGAAAATTATTAGAACAATATGATAGGGAAGCAGAATTACAAAGACGAATAAGAGACAATGTACTTTTAGATATTGAAACTAGAACCGAAGCAAATAATAAGTTAGGTGTAATTTTAGATAAACAAGAAAAAACAATGTTAGCTAATGCTCAACTAGAAATTGATTTAGCTAAAAAAACTATTCAAGCATTTGGTGAAAATACAGAAAGACGGGTTGCTTTGATAGATGCAGAAGCTGAAAAGGCAGGAGTATTAGCAACAATAGAAGGTTTTAGGTCTGAACAAGATATAAATAGAGTAAATTTGTTAAGAGAAGAAACAGAACTAAAGAAAATTGCAGATGAAGAAGAAAAGAAAAGAGAAGATGAAAAACAAGCAAGGATAGATAAAAATTTTGCACTTTTAGATAAAATAGCAGCACAAGATGAAGCAAAACAGAAAAAAGCATTAGAAGATGTAGAAGAATTAAAACAAGCTAGAATAAATGCAGTACAAGAAGGATTACAAGCTGTTATATCAGCAGCAGGGCAAGAATCAAGAATAGGTCAAGCTTTATTTTTATTAAAGCAAGGCTTAATGATTAAAGAACAAATAATAAAAGCAAAAGCAAATATACAAGATGCTATATCAAAGGCATCACAAGCTTCAGTTGATGCTCAAGCAGGTATGGCAAAAGCGGCATCATCAGCCCCTCCACCTGGAAACTTTGCAATTATGGCTATTTATGCAGGTCAAATTTTACCTATTATGGCTAGTGTGATTGCTGCAGTATCACAAGCAAAACAAATGGCATCTAAAGCAGGTGCGGGAGGTTTTGGAGGAGGAGCATCATTATCAGCACCACAAGCCCCTGCAGCAGCAGCTCCTAATTTTAATATAGTAGGAGCAGCAGCCGAAAATCAATTAGCACAAACTATATCACAACAAACTCAAACACCTGTAAAAGCTTTTGTAGTTAGTAATGATGTAACTACTGCACAAAGTATGGATAGAAACATAATTGAAAGTAGTTCAATTTAGAAAATATTACAAAAAACTAACATTTTAATTGTATTAGTATGGACATTATAGAACTTTTTATAAACGAGGAAGATGAAGTCTCTGGAATTGAAGCAATAAGTGTGGTTGAAAACCCAGCTATTGAAGAAGATTTTATCGCATTAAAAAACCAAGAATTTAAACTTGCAGAAATAGATAAGGAAAAACGTATCTTAATGGGTGCTGCTTTAATACCTAATAAACCTATTTACCGACAAAGTGGAGATAAGGAATATTATATTTATTTTTCTAAAGACACAGTAAGAAAAGCAAGTGAATTATTTTTTATAAGAAACAACCAAAACAACTCTACACTAGAACACGAAGAAAAGTTAAAAGGAATGACAGCAGTAGAAAGTTGGATTGTAGAAAGCGAAAAAGATAAGACTAGACATTATAGTTTAGAAGTACCAATTGGAACTTGGATGGTGTCTATGAAAGTAAATAATGATGAAGTTTGGAATGATTATGTAAAAACTGGTAAAGTCAAAGGATTTTCTATTGAAGGTTATTTTGCTGACAAACTAGAAAGACCTAAAGAACCAGTTGCAGAATTAAAGTCTCAAGAAATAATAAATAAGATAAAAGAGATTTTAAAGGATGCATAAACAAGATAAAAAAATTCCAAGCAGAACAAGTCCAAAAAACGACAAAAGGGCTTGTCTCTGTCCTAATGGAACTTACTCAAGAAAATGTTGTGATGGTAGTTTACTAGCACAAGGAGTAGGAAATGTAAATTGAAAAATATAACAACAAGAAACTTAATTTATTGTATAATTATGAAAGCAACTGAAATGTTAAATAAAGTAAAAGACCTTTTAAGTGGCGAGGCTACTAAAAGTGAAGACATTCAAGAAAACCAAGAAGAAGTAAAACTTGAACAAAAATCTTTAATCAATGGTACTATCATAGAAGCCGAATCATTTGAATCAGGTAAAGAAGTATTTATTGTAACAGAAGATGAAAAAGTTGCACTTCCAATGGGTGATTACGAACTTGAAGATGGACGTATTCTTAAAGTAGAAGAAGAAGGAATGATTGCCTCTATTGGTGAAGCTTCAGAAGAAGTAGAAGAAGAAGTAGAGGAAGAAGTGGAAGCTACAGAGGAAACTCCTGTAAAGAAAAAAATTGTAAGCGAAATTACTGAAGAAGTATACGCTTCAAAAGAAGAACTTAATGAATTAAGCTCAAAAATAGAAGAATTAAAAACTCTTTTAGAAAGTAAAGCTGATATTCAAGAAAAAGAAGAACTTGCTGAAGAGCCTGTAAAAATTAAACACAGCCCTGAAGCAGATTCCAAAAAAGACCTGAACTTCTTTAAGCCAAAAGGGAAGTTTACAACAGTAGATAGGGTTTTAGCAAATATGGCAAAGTTTAATAAATAATAAATAAATAAAATAAGTTATGGCAACAACAACTTCAATAACTTCTACGTATGCAGGTGAATTTGCTGGAAAATATATATCAGCAGCCCTATTATCTGGAAGTACATTGGCTAATGAATTAATTACAATTAAGCCAAATATTAAATACAAAGAAGTACTTAAAAAAGTAGCAACTGACGGTATTGTAAAAAATGCAACTTGCGATTTTGATGCGACTTCAACAATTACATTAACTGAAAGGATTCTTACAATGGAAGAATTTCAGGTTAACCTACAATTATGTAAAAAAGATTTCGTAAGTGATTGGGAAGCTATTCAAATGGGTTATTCTGCTCACGATAATTTACCTCCATCTTTTTCAGATTTTCTAATTGCACACGTTGCTTCTAAAGTAGCTGCAAAGATTGAAAACAATATTTGGAATGGTGTAAACGGAACAGCAGGAGAATTTGATGGATTTAAACAAACTTTAGCAGCAGACGGAGACGTTAATGATGTAATTGCAACAGACGTTACAGCAGCTAATGTTATTACTGAACTAGGAAAAGTAGCAGATGCTATTCCAAATGCAGTTTATGGTGCTGAAGATTTAACTATTTATGTAGCTCCTAATGTAATGAGGGCTTATGTAAGAGCTTTAGGTGGATTTGCACTAGGAACTGGATTCGGTGCAGGTTTTAAAGATGAAGGACAAATGTGGTATAACAACCAAGCATTATCTTTTGATGGTATCAACCTTGCATTAGCAAATGGCTTACCAACTAACATTATGATTGCAGCACAAAAATCTAACCTATTCTTCGGTACTGGTTTAATGTCAGATACTAACGAAGTAAAAGTGATTGATATGAGTGATACTGATGGTTCGCAAAACGTAAGAGTAGTTTTAAGATTCCAAGCAGGTATTCAGCACGGAATTGGTGGGGATTGTGTTCTTTATACATAAGAATTAAAATAAGGTGGGTAAGTCCGTAAACCTACTCACCTTTTTTATTTAACTTTTAAATCTAAAAAATTATGGCGTGCGTATTAACTAAAGGTAGGATTGAACCTTGTAAGGATATACAAGGAGGTCTTAAAGCTGTATATTTCACTAATTTTGGAGATTATGGTACTGTAACTCAAACAGATGATGAGGTTACCGATATGACTGGTACTTTTTCAGCTTATAAATATGAGTTAAAAGGTAACAGTTCATTTGAACAAACCATAACTTCTTCAAGAGAAAATGGAACTACATTTTTTGAGCAAACCTTAAATCTTACTCTTAAGAAATTATCTAAAGCAGATAACAAAGAAATTAAATTACTAGCTTATGGAAGACCACACATTGTTGTTGAGGATAATAACAAGCAATTTTTTGTAATGGGATTAGAAAATGGGGCAGAGGTTTCAGGTGGAACTATTGTTACAGGAGCAGCAATGGGCGACCTAGCTGGTTATACATTAACATTTTCTGCACAAGAAGAAAAACCTGCTAACTTCCTAGCACAAAACAATGCAGGAATAGACGTTGCTGAATATCCGTTTGACGATATGCCAAGTGCAACAGTAACTATTGTAAGTGGTAGTGATTTCTAAAAATAATATTCTTTTTTGTTTGTAAAATTAGGGGGCTTTATAGCCCTCTTTTTTTTGTCTAAAATTTAACAAAATTACATTATCTTTATTGTATTATTATGATAGTATTGCAAGAAACGACAAGTTCCCAAACGATTAAATTTATACCTAGAAAATTTACAAGTGGTAATACTTGTACAGTTAAGATAGTTAGTGAATCAACAGGGAAAGAAGTTTATAGTGCAAGTACAACAAGTATAACGGAAAATTTATATTATAACCAGTACTCATCTACTATATTAAAAAGTGCAGCATCAGCTTTAAAAGAAAATAATTTTTATCTTTTAACAATTACTGATACAACTTTAGGTGAGATTATTTATAAAGGAAAAATTTTCTGTACAAATCAAACATTACCGAACTATACAGTTAATAGTGGTCAATACACTTCTAATAGTTCTAATAACGACTTTATATTTATTTAATGGACAATTTACACATAGTTAATTTAGCATCTTACGACAGACCTGAAATTGTTGAGCAAAAAAATAAAGAATGGGTCAATTATGGAATAGACAATGATTACTATTCTTATTTAATTGACTTGTTTATTTCTTCAACTACAAACAATGCAACAATAAATGGTGTTTCTAATATGATTTATGGGAAAGGATTAGATGCTTTAGATAGCAGTACAAAAACAGAAGAATATGCATCATTAAGGTCTATATTTCCAAATGAAGATTTAAAAAGAATTTGTTTAGATTTAAAACTACTAGGAGAGGCTTCTTTTCAAGTTTTATATTCTAATAAAAAAGTAGTAAAGGCAGAACATTTTCCACGCCAAACATTAAGAGCAGAAAAAATGGAAGATGGAGAGGTAAGGGCTTATTATTATTTTCACGATTGGGCTAAATTAAAGCCAAGTGATGAGCCTAAAAGAATACCTGCATTTGGTTTTGGTAATGGAAACGAACCTGAAATTAAAATAATAAAAAAATATGTTAGTGGATATGATTACTATTGTCCTGTTGATTATGTTGGCGGATTGGCTTATGCAGAATTGGAAAAGCAAATAGCAGACTACCTTAACAATGATGTAGAGAATGGTTTTTCAGGAACAAAAGTTGTAAACTTTAACAACGGAGTACCTGATAGAGAAAAACAACTTCAGATTAAATCTGATGTGATGGGTAAATTAACAGGGGCAAGAGGCGAAAAAGTGATTATTGCATTTAATAATAATCAAGAAAGCAAAACAACTGTTGAAGATATACCTTTAAATGATGCACCTGCTCATTATGAATATTTATCAAACGAGTGTACAAAGAAAATTATGCTGTCTCACAGGGTAACTTCTCCTTTACTTCTTGGAATACGTTCAGAGAACAACGGTTTAGGCTCTAATGCAGACGAAATAAAGACCGCTACGCTACTTTTTAACAATATAACTATAAAACCCTACCAAGATTTAATTGCGTCCTGTATAGACGAAATTTTAGCAGTTAATGATATTAGTTTAAAACTATATTTTAGAACATTACAACCTCTTGACTTTATAGAAGCAGATAATGCTATAACAAAAGAAGCAAAAGAAGAAGAAACGGGAGTAAAAATGTCAAAGCAAGAATTTGATGATGATGATTTATTTAAAGAAATTGAAAATTTAGGAGAAAGCGAAGAAGATTTGTTAAAAGAAGGATGGAAACTTATTGATGAAAGGGAAGTTGATTATGATAATGAAGATGCTTTAGACCAAACTTTAAATTTAGCAAGAGTGCCTAAATGGGGTAATGCTCCTAAAAAAAGTGATTTAGATGGAGAAAGTAAAACAGGAAGAAAATATATTGTAAGGTATCAATATGCTCCTTTAAAAGTTAGTGGAAATAGTAGGTCTTTTTGTAAAATGATGGTGAATGCTAGAAAATTATATAGGAAAGAAGATTTAAATAAACAAAGCAGGGCAAATGGAGAGTTAGCTGCTAAAGGAGAAAGTACATATAATTTATGGCTTTATAAAGGAGGTGCAAATTGTCATCATTATTGGTTAAGAAAGACTTTTTGGTTTGATGTTAATAATATTAAAACTGACCCAAATAACCCAAAGGCAAGAGCATTAACACCTAGTCAAAAAAATAAAGCAGGAATTAAATCTCCTTCTAAAAATGATGAACCAAAAACAGTATCAACAAAACCCAAAGATATGGAAAATAATGGGTATAAAAATCCAAGATAATTATGGCAGAAGGTTTGATGATAACTAGGGCAGACCTAGTAAAGTTTACAAGCGTAAATGGAAATTTAGATGAT